GACGTGTGCTCTTCCGATCTCAAGAAGGTCAAATACTGGGTAAAACATTTTGATGAGCCAAGCGAAGAGTACGGCATCAACGGTGGTAAGATTTCCAAACTGAGCCTTAAGATGGACGGTGAGTGGATTGCCAACTACGATAGAGGCTGGGATATTGAGCCGACCTGCGAAGAGGCGGAACTTGCTCTTTGCATCCTGTTGAATGATTTTAACTAGACTGAATAACGAAATGTTATCGGGAACGGAAGCTGAAAGGCTTCTGTATCTCGTATAGAAATATTTATTGGTGTCACCGATGATGGTGGCTATTTTTATTTGTGGAGGTGATGGCAAATGAGAAAACTGAAAAAGTATAAACCCACGAAGCTTATGGCGAAGTCTTCTCATTACGATGAGCAGATGGCAGATTATGCTGTCAGCTTTATTGAGGAACTATGCCATACCAAAGGAACGTGGGCAGGAAAGAAATTTGAATTGATAGACTGGCAGGAACAGATTATTAGAGATTTGTTTGGAGTATTAAAGCCAAACGGATACAGACAGTTCAACACAGCATATATCGAAATACCCAAGAAACAAGGAAAATCGGAACTTGCAGCTGCCGTTGCACTTCTTCTTTTATGTGGTGATGGAGAAGAACGAGCGGAAGTGTACGGATGTGCAGCAGACAGAAATCAGGCAAAAATTGTATTTGATGTTGCCGTTGACATGATAAGGTTCTGTCCGGCTCTTATGAAAAGAGTGAAGATACTGGAGTCGCAAAAGAAGCTAATATATAAGCCAACCAACAGTTTTTATCAAGTTTTGTCGGCGGATGTTGCAAACAAGCATGGCTTTAATACACATGGAGTAATTTTCGATGAGCTGCACACCCAGCCAAATCGAAAACTTTATGATGTAATGACTCAGGGTTCGGGTGATGCTCGTATGCAGCCGTTGTATTTCCTTATTACAACAGCTGGGAATGATACGAACTCCATCTGCTATGAGATACACCAGAAGGCTTTAGATATTGAGGCAGGCAGAAAAGTTGACCCTACCTTTTATTCCGTCATCTACGGAGCAGACGAGTCTGAAGACTGGACAGACCCGAGGGTGTGGAAGAAAGCAAATCCATCACTTGGTATTACCGTTGCCATAGAAAAAGTAAAAGCTGCCTGTGACTCTGCAAAGCAGAACCCTGGAGAAGAAAACTCCTTCAGACAGCTAAGGCTTAATCAGTGGGTAAAACAATCGATACGATGGATGCCGATGGAAAAATGGGATGCCTGTGATTTTGCTGTAAATGAAGATGAACTTGAAGGGCGTGTATGTTACGGAGGACTGGACTTATCCAGTACAACGGATATCACGGCATTCGTACTTGTGTTTCCGCCTCTTGATGAAGATGACAAGTTTGTAGTTCTTCCTTATTTCTGGGTGCCGGAAGATACCCTTGATCTTAGAGTAAGAAGGGATCATGTTCCCTATGATCTATGGGAGCGAAAAGGTTATTTGCAGACCACGGAGGGCAATGTAGTCCATTACGGCTTTATCGAGAAATTTATCGAAAACCTCGGTGAGCGTTTCAATATTAGAGAAATTGCCTTTGACCGCTGGGGTGCTGTGCAGATGGTGCAGAACCTTGAAGGCATGGGATTTACGGTTGTTCCGTTTGGACAAGGATTTAAAGATATGAGTCCACCGACCAAAGAGCTGATGAAATTGGTGCTAGAAAAGAAGATAGCACACGGCGGACATCCGGTCTTAAGGTGGAATATGGATAATATCTTTATTCGTACTGACCCGGCGGGAAACATCAAGGCAGATAAGGAAAAATCAACTGAAAAGATTGACGGTGCCATCGCAACAATCATGGCACTTGACAGAGCAATCAGATGTGGGAATGACGTGACCGAATCAGTCTACGATACACGAGGCTTATTGGTATTTTAGTTAAGAAAGGTATGGTGATTGGAATGGGAATTCTCAAAGGCTTATTCAGGACAAGAGATGCACCCACAAACAGAACCGCAGGCAGTGCCTACAGCTTTTTTATGGGCGGCAGTACAAGTGGAAAAAGAGTAAACGAACGCTCGGCAATGCAGATGACTGCAGTTTACAGCTGTGTTCGTATCCTGTCCGAAGCAGTAGCAAGTTTGCCATTACATTTTTATAAATACGATGCAAAGGGCAGCAAGGTAAAAGCTGTAGACCATCCTTTATATATGCTGTTGCATGATGAACCTAATCCGGAGATGACAAGTTTTGTTTTTAGAGAAACTCTTATGACACACCTTCTTCTTTGGGGTAATGCCTACGCACAGATCATCAGGAACGGCAAGGGTGAGATTATTGCTTTGTATCCTCTTATGCCGGACAGAATGAAAGTTGATAGAGATGAACACGGGCATCTGTATTATGAATACCAGGTAAGTTCAGATGATGCTCCTACCAATAAGGGAGCAACAGTTAAGCTTGCCCCTGATGAAGTGATGCATATTCCGGGACTTGGCTTTGACGGTCTTGTAGGCTACTCGCCAATTGCAATGGCCAAGAATGCTATCGGACTTGCTATCGCAGCTGAAGAGTATGGAAGTAAGTTCTATGCCAACGGTGCTGCTCCGAGTGGTGTTCTTGAACATCCGGGAACTCTTAAAGACCCCTCAAAGGTCAGGGACAGCTGGTCACAGACTTTTGGTGGAAGTGCAAATTCACATAAGGTTGCCGTTCTGGAAGAAGGGATGAAGTACACACCGATTTCCATTTCTCCAAACGAAGCACAGTTTTTAGAAACAAGAAAATTTCAGATAGATGAGATTGCTCGAATTTTCAGAGTACCGCCACACATGGTAGGTGATCTTGAGAAGTCGAGCTTTTCTAATATTGAGCAACAGTCACTAGAATTTGTGAAATACACTCTTGACCCCTGGGTTTCAAGGTGGGAGCAGAATATGGCTCGTTCTCTGTTAACTGCAGAGGAAAAACAGAATTATTTTATCAAGTTTAATGTAGACGGACTTTTGCGTGGAGATTATCAGAGCCGAATGAACGGCTATGCTACAGCAAGACAGAATGGCTGGATGTCTGCCAATGACATAAGGGAACTGGAGAATCTAGACAGGATTCCTGCTGAACTCGGTGGTGACCTTTATCTTATCAACGGCAACATGACCAAGCTTGAAGATGCAGGTATCTTTGCAGCAAGCCCGGATACATCAGACGGAGAGGAGAAAGCAGATGAAGAACAAGAAGTTCTGGAACTGGAAGAGTCGAAAAACTCTGAACCAGGCAAACGAAGAAATCGCAGAACGAGTCCTTGAGTTACACGGCACCATTGCCGAAGAGAGCTGGTTTGATGATGATGTCACACCACAGCTTTTCAAGGATGAGTTAAATGCCGGAAGTGGAGATATTACCGTATGGATTAATTCTCCAGGTGGTGACTGTGTGGCTGCGGCTCAGATTTACAATATGCTCACACAGTACAAAGGAAACGTCACAGTGAAGATTGATGGCATTGCAGCATCAGCAGCATCGGTCATTGCAATGGCAGGAAATACAGTACTTATGTCCCCTGTTTCAATGATGATGATTCATAATCCTGCAACCGTAGCATTTGGTGATCATGCAGAAATGCAAAAAGCAATTGATATGCTTGCAGAAGTGAAAGAGTCCATCATCAATGCCTATGTGATTAAGACCGGTCTTTCAAGGTCGAAACTTAGTCACTTGATGGATGCCGAAACCTGGATGGATGCCAACAAAGCCGTTGAACTTGGCTTTGCTGATGACATTATCACAAGAGCAGAAACAAAGCCGAATACAGAGCCTAAAGAAGAGGACGAAGATAATGAAAAGAAACCAACGGATTCGATGCTTTTTTCACGCAAGGCGGTAAACAACGCTCTTATGAACAAGCTGGAAAAACACTATGTCCAGTCTAAAGAAACTCTAACAAAGCAGGCAGAGATTTCTGCACCTGCAAACAAGGGCACTCCTGCAAAGGAGATTAAGGAGCGTCTGGACTTTATTAAGAAATTCATTTAAGGAGGAATTCTATTATGACTATTAAGGATTTAATCGAAAAAAGAGCAAAAGTGTGGGAAACTGCAAAGAACTTTGTAGAAACTCACGAAGACAAGAATGGTGTGCTTTCCGATGAGGATACCAAAGCATACAACAAGATGGAGAAGGAAATCGAGGATTTGACAGCTGCTATCGACCGTCAGACAAGAGCTGAACGCAGAGAAGCAGAACTTGCAAAGCCTGTTAATTCTCCGATTACCGGTAAGCCTTTTATGGGTGAAGCCGACAAGGTTAAAACAGGCAGGGCATCTGATGCATATAAGGACGCAATGCTTTCTGCAATGCGTTCTAATTTCCGTAATGTAAGCAATGTACTTCAGGAAGGTGTAGATGCCGATGGTGGCTACCTTGTACCGGAAGAGTATGACCGCAGACTTATCGATGTGCTTGATGGGGAGAACATCATGCGTAGCCTTGCTACAAAGATTACTACTGCAGGTCAGCACAAAATCAACATCGCAGCTACCAAGCCTGCGGCGGCATGGATTGAGGAAGGTGGAGCATTATCTTTTGGTGATGCAACATTCGACCAGATCTATCTTGATGCCTACAAGCTTCATGTAGCAATCAAGGTTACTGAAGAATTGCTTTATGACAATGCCTTCGGTCTTGAAAACTACATCATCACTCAGTTCGGTAAGGCTTTAGCAAATGCCGAAGAGGACGCATTCCTTAACGGTACCGGTACCGGAAAGCCTACAGGCATCTTTGCAGCAAAGGGTGGTGGTCAGATTGCAGCAACGCTTACTGCAGCCATCAAGTCCGATGACCTTATCGATTTGGTATACGGTCTTAAGAGACCTTATCGTAAGAACGCATCTTTCATCATGAATGATGCAACACTTGCTTCTATCAGAAAGCTTAAGGATAACAACGGAGCATATATCTGGCAGCCTTCATACAAGGAAGGAGAACCTGACAGAGTTCTTGGCTATGCTGTTCACACTTCTGCTTTCGCACCTACAAATGCGATTGCATTCGGTGATTATAGTTACTACAACATTGGTGATCGTGGTTCTCGTTCTTTTGCAGAACTGCGTGAACTTTTCGCCGGTAACGGCATGGTCGGTTATGTAGCCAAGGAAAGAGTCGATGGTAAGCTTATCCTTCCTGAAGCAGTAAAGATCTTAAAGCTTAAGGAAGAAACTGCAAGTGCTAAGGGTTAAGAATAATTAAGTGTGACACCCTATGACGGCTATTTACCATCCTTTTCTATAGGGGTAAAAAATAAATCCCATATATAGATATAGGGAATGCCAGTCATAAGGTGTCACAGATTATTAGGCGGTGATAGAAATGATTGTAAATCTTGATGAGATGAAGGGTTACCTTCGTGTGGACTTCGATGATGATGACGCACTTATCGAGAACTTCATCACAACCGGGCAGAATCTATGTGCAGATATAGCAAGGTTATCAGTTGATGAACTTGGTGCGATTCCATCATCAAAGATTGCTGTCATGTACGCAGTTGCCTATCTGTATGAACATCGAGAAGATGCAGACCACCATCGGCTTACCATTTCCCTCCGCTCACTGCTTGAAGGTGTAAGAAGGAGTGTGTTCTGATGGATATTGCTCTTTTGAATGTAAAGATTACCGTGCAGAAGAATGAAACTGTTGTAGATACCATCGGCAATCATAAGAATACTTGGACAGATTATCACACCTGCTTTGCAACGGTAAGTGGCGAAGGTGGCTCTGAAAAGAGTGTAGCAGGTCTTATTGTAGATGATTCGGATATTTCTTTTACGGTCAGATATTGCAAAGCATTAACTGATATTGATTCCACCAAATGCAGGATTCTTTTTGAAGGTTCTGTCTATAACATCGTGTCGATTGACCATATGAATTTTAAGAAGAAGTGTCTGAAGTTCAAATGTGAGAAAGAGAGGAAGAAGTAATGGCTACAAAGATTGATAACCTTGCCCAAGAGATTATGGAAGGTTTGAAGGAATATGCTGACCTTGCTTCAGATGATGTGAAGAAAGCAGTCAGAAAGGCTGGCAATGAGGTTAGAAAAGAAATCTCTGCAACAGCACCTGCTGATACGGGTAAATACGCAAAATCATGGAGTGTAAAGAAAACCAAGGAAACATCGAATTCCTTGGAAGTAACAGTACATTCTAGAAATAGATATCAGCTTGCACACCTTCTGGAGCATGGTCATGCCAAGCGTGGAGGTGGCAGAGTTGCTGCAAGACCTCATATTGCACAAGCAGAAGAGTCTGCGATAGAAACACTGGAATCAGAAATCACCAGAGCACTTGGAGGTATGTGATGGATAAGCTGTTAAAAATGTTAGAGGAGATGGATATTCCTTTTGCTTATGACCATTTTGCAGAGGGAGAAAGTCCAGATCCACCGTTTATCTGCTATCTCTTGCCTGGCAGTGATAACTTTGCAGCTGATGGAAGAGTGTATTTGAAGGTAAACGAAGTTCATATAGAACTGTACACCGATTTCAAGGACTTGTCGGTGGAACAGAAAGTAGAGTTTGTACTTGATGAGTACGGCATTTTTTATGATCACACAGAGACGTGGATCGAAAGCGAAAAGATGTATGAAGTCCTGTATTCATTTGAAATGGAGGCTTAGATTATGGCGAATAAAGTAAAATATAACCTTAAAAATGTCCATGCAGCAAAGCTGACAAGGACAGAAGATGGTGGGTATTCCTATGAAACACCAAGAGCAATTCCCGGTGCAGTAAGCATCAGTTTGGATGCAGAAGGTGATACTTCTCCGTTCTATGCGGATGGTATCGTGTATTTCCGTTCGGTATCTAACAACGGTTATAGCGGTGACTTAGAGATTGCCCTTATTCCGGAATGGTTTAGAACTGACATCCTTAAGGAAGAACTTGATAAGAATTGTGTTCTTGTTGAGAATTCCAAGATTGCAGAGATGGAGAAGTTTGCACTGCTTTTCGAATTTGACGGTGATGCGAAGTGCATCCGTCATGTCATGTATAACTGCACGGCATCTCGTCCTTCTATCGAATCTGAAACAAAGGAAGATACCATTGAACCTGGTACAGAGAAGTTGTCTTTGACAGCAGATCCTAGAGAGGATGGTCTTGTAAAATCAAGAACCGGAGACACAACTACGGATGCAACTTACAACGATTGGTACAAGGCAGTCTATGTTCCAGTAGCAAAGACCGCTTCTGCATCATCTGCTTTGACAGGAGGTAAATAATTATGCTGAAGAAAGTAATTAATGTTGGTGGCAAAGAGGTGGCATTTCGCTCCTCGGCTACTGTTCCAAGGTTATATCGTGCAAAGTTCAAGAGAGACATTTTTAAGGATTTAGCAAAGTTGGAAAGTTCCTATAAAGGCAGTAAGGAAGAGGGAGAAGAGTTCGCTATCGATGATTTGGAAATCTTCGAGAACGTGGCATATATCATGGCATATCATGCGGACAACAGCATCCCAGATAGCATCGATGATTGGCTTGACCAGTTTGAGATGTTTTCTATTTATGAAGTGCTGCCAGAGATTCTTGCACTTTGGGGAACGAACCTTATCACGGATGTTGACTCTAAAAAAAACTTAAACGCAGTAGCAGGGAGATGACAACTCCATTATTCCTCTTGCGTTGTCTTGAGATAGGAATTTCCATCAGAGATTTGGATTATCTAACCATTGGAATGGTGATGGATATCTGGACTGAAAAAGGAAATGACTCTGTCAAATACGACAATCTGGCAACGCAGGAGGACTTTGATAAGTTCTAATAGCTCGGAGAAATCCGGGCTTTTATTATGCAAATTTTTAAGGAGGTAGACGCCAATGGCAAACAGAATCAAAGGTATCACTGTCGAAATTGGCGGTGATACTACCAAACTTCAGACCGCTTTAAAGGGAGTCAATGGTCAGATTAAGAATACGCAGTCTGCACTTAAGGATGTAGAAAAGCTGTTAAAACTTGATCCGACTAACACAACACTGCTTGTTCAGAAACAAAAACTTCTGACACAGGCAATCAGTGAGACAAAGGAAAAATTAGCAACGCTTAAAACAGCAGCACAGCAGGCAAATGAACAGCTGCAGAAGGGTGAGATTTCACAGGAGCAATATGATGCTCTTCAACGTGAGATTGCTGAGACGGAAGCACAACTTCAAAAGTTGGAATCACAGGCGTCTAAGACCAATCAGACACTGTCTAAAATCGGAGAAGTTGGTTCAAAGGTAGAATCATTTGGCAATGGTGTTACAAATGTCGGAAAGAAAGTATCCGTGGCATCTGCTGCAGTTACTGCAATGGGTGGAGCTGCTGTAAAGACAGCTGCAGATTTTGAAAGTTCCATGAGCCAGGTTCAGGCAACAATGGGGATCACAAAGGATTCCATGTCAACGCTTGATGGGCAGTCCGTGAATACAATGGATGCACTGTCCGACCTTGCAAAAGAGATGGGTTCCAAGACTGCGTTTTCTGCCAGTGAATGTGCCGAGGCATTAAACTACCTTGCTCTTGCCGGATACGATACGCAGGAGATGGCAGATACACTTCCTACAGTACTTAACCTTGCAGCTGCAGGTGGTCTTGATCTGGCATCGGCATCCGATATGGTTACCGATGCAATGTCTGCTCTTGGTATGGAAACAAAGGATGCAGATAAGATGGTTGACCAGATGGCCAAGACCGCATCCAGCACAAACACATCTGTGGGTCAGCTTGGCGAAGGAATACTTACTATCGGTGCAACAGCAAAGACGGTCAAAGGAGGAACCGCTGAACTTAATACAGCACTGGGTATCTTAGCTAATAATGGTATCAAAGGAGCAGAGGGCGGTACGCACCTTCGTAACGTCATTCTGTCATTGCAAAGTCCAACTGACACAGCAGCTGCTCAGATGGAGGCACTTGGTCTGTCTGTTTATGACTCCGAAGGAAATATGCGTTCACTGAACGATATACTCGGAGATTTGAATACGAGTATGGATGGTATGACTGCTGAGGAAAAGGCAAATATCATCAGTAAGATTTTTAATAAAACAGATCTTTCTTCTGTAAATGCACTGCTTGCAAATACGGGTGATACCTGGACAGACTTGCAGACTGCCATCGAAAACAGTGGCGGAGCAGCACAGCAGATGGCAGACACTCAGCTTGATAACTTATCCGGTCAGCTTACAATCTTAAAGTCTGCAGTAGAGGGTTTTGCAATTTCCATTGGTGATTCACTTATGCCAATGATTAAAAACATCGTAGCAAAGATTCAATCCTTTGTGGATTGGCTGAACAACCTTGATGAGAGTCAAAGGCAGGTCATTGTAAAGATTGGACTTTTCATTGCGGCATTGGGACCGTTCCTTGTGATACTTGGTACGGTGATATCCAAAGTCGGTGTGGCCATGCAGGCATTCAGCAAACTGGGACTTAAGATTACCAGTCTTGTTACCAATGCTGGAGGAGTATCCGGTGTGATGGGTAAGGTCGGTGCTGCGATTGGTGGCATCTCTGCACCTGTGGTTGCAGTAGTCGCGGTTATAGCAGTACTTGTTGCTGCCTTTGTACATTTGTGGAGAACCAATGAAGATTTCAGAAACAGCATTATTGCTATCTGGGAGAGAATCAAATCTGTATTCAGTGGCTTTGCACAGGGCATTACAGACAGACTGAATGCTTTAGGATTCGATTTCCAGAATTTTAAGGAAGTTGTATCTGCCATCTGGAACGGACTCTGTAACTTCCTTGCTCCTGTATTTGAAGGCGTCTTCACACAGATTGCAAATATCCTCGAAGCGGTGCTTGGAGTTATCACAGGAATTCTTGATGTATTTATTGGAATCTTCACAGGCAACTGGTCGCAGGTATGGGAAGGGGTCAAAGGCATCTTCGGTTCAGTATGGGACTTCATCAAGAATACTTTTACCAACTACATGAATGTGATTCAGAATGTTGCCAATGTAGTGCTTGGATGGTTTGGTACTTCTTGGAATGAAGTATGGACTGGAATTAAGGATTTCTTTGTAAATCTATGGACTGGCATTGTAGAGTTCTTCACGAATCTGTGGGAGGGTATCAAGAATACAGTTCAGACTGCGATTATGTTTATAGCGGCACTCTTTGAGGCGGCATTCGATATCATCACACTGCCGTTCCGATTTATATGGGAAAATTGCAAGGAAGTTGTTATTGCTGTTTGGGATGCAATTAAATCCAAAGTCACAACAGTCATCAATGCAGTTTCTACAGTTATCAGTACAGTGATGAATGCCATCAAGACTGTATTTACTACTGTTTGGAATGCGATAAAAACTGTGGTAACAACAGTGGTCAATTCCATTAAAACAGTTGTCACTACAGTATTTAATGCCATCAAAAATACAGCAGCGACAGTATGGAATGCAATAAAGACTGCAATAACTACTCCAATCAATGCGATAAAGACAACAGTATCGGCTGTGTTTAATTCCGTAAAAAGTACTATCACAAGTATCTTCAATGGAATTAAATCGACTGCTACATCTGTATGGAATGGAATAAAATCTGCAATCACTACACCGATTGAAGCGGCAAAAAATAAGGTCAAGAGTGTGGTTGATGCTATCAAGGGATTTTTCTCTGGCATGAAACTGTCGCTCCCTAAGATTAAACTTCCTCATTTCAAGGTGACGGGCAAGCTATCCATTGCACCTCCATCTGTACCACATCTGTCGATTGATTGGTATAAGGAAGGTGGTATTATGACTAAGCCTACAGCTTTCGGTATGAATGGATCTTCTCTAATGATGGGAGGAGAAGCAGGAGCAGAGGCGATTCTGCCGCTTTCAGGCTTTTATAAACAGCTTGAAGCAATGATTGACTCAAGACTTAATATGACTTCTATGGAGAAGTATCTGGCCATTATTGCGGATAACAGTTCAAAGGGAATCTACCTTGATGATGGAACTCTTGTAGGACATTTACTTCCTGCAATCGATGACGGACTTGGTAAAAATCAGAAACTGACAAGGAGGCTTTCGTTATGATACCGGATATTTATATAAATGATGTATCTATGCTAAGCGTTGGATGGGTACGAGAAAATATTGAATTTCCTGTGCCGGAATCTCAGACAGAGACAGTTGTTGTTCCGGGAAGAAATGCGCCTATCAGATTTAACGAGGTTCTTGGCCTTGTATCTTTTAAACCGAGAACCTTTACTTTGACATTCTCTATGCTTGGTACAAGAGTAAAGTTTGATGAACTTACTTCTAAGGTGAGCAATCGTTATGCCGGAAGACTGTGTAGAGTAAGGACGAGCGAAGAACCGAATCTTTATGTTCTTGGCACGATTCAGATGAGTTCTTCCTATGATCCACTTACCGGAAAGGGACAGCTTGTAATGGAATGCTCTGATGGGGATTCCTATCGTTATCATGTGGATATGACGGAGGTTGTTCAAAACGGAAGTGGCACAGTCATTTTGAAAAATGACTATATGCCAGTAGTTCCGACAGTCATCACAACAGCAGATACTACGCTGTCATGGAAGGTAGGAACTGATTCGTTTGATAAAACATTAAGTGCAGGAGAATGGGAAATCCCTGAACTTCAGCTTTCCTATGGCAATAATTCTGTAAAGGTGACAAGCACTGGAGATACGACCTTTCGCTACAGGGAGGGATGCCTATGAAGTTATTTCGTGTATATGTGGATGGAGCAGTTTTCTATCATCCAAATTTATCGAAACTTGCGATAACAGAGGCAAAGATAAAAGAAGATGCAGAAAACATTGACAGCTTTACATTGTCGGCTCCGTATAATCATCCTTACATTGATTCCATCAAACCAATGGCATCGGTGATTGTCTGTAAAAAAGGCAATGAAACTGTTTTTGAAGGACGAGCCTTGGATAATGGTTCAGATTTATATAACACACATACCTGGACATGTGAGTCGGCTCTTGCCTATCTGAAGGATACCATGCAGCCACCTTTTTCATATAAAGGGACACTCAAAGGTCTGTTTGACCAGTTTGTCTCGGTCCATAATAAGGCGGTGGAAAAGCAGAAACAGTTCAAGGTTGGCAATATCACAGTTACTGATGATAATGATTATGTCGCTTACAGCAGTTCTGATTACTCAGTTACGATGGATGCCATCAAGAATAAGCTTATTAATACACATGGCGGATATCTTATGGTGCGATATGAGAGCGATGGAAAGTACATCGATTATCTTGCCAACTTTAAAGCCAAATCAGTACAGAAGGTTGAATATGGAAAGAACATCACAGATGTCAAAATCACAAGAGACTATACAGAGCGAGTCACTGCACTCATTCCTCTTGGTGCAAAAAAGAAAATCACTGATGAAGATGGCAATGAAAAAGAATCCGATGAAAGAGTAGATATCACATCTGTAAATGGTGGAAAGAATTATATTTCAGACGATGCTGCAGTTAAGGAAATCGGCTGGATTTGGAAATCAGAAGTGTGGGATGATGTGACTCTTCCATATAACCTCTTAAGAAAAGCCAAATCAAGATTATCCGACCTTGTAAATGGTGTTACCAGTATTCAGCTTACCATTGTGGATGAATCAGATACGGGTGCAGACATTGGAGATATTAGGGCAAGGATGTATGTGGAATGTATTTCTAAGCCACACGGAATTGATGGAACTTATCTTTGTGTCAGCAGGACGAGAGATTATTTGAATCCTGCAGGAAATACCATCACAATCGGTGCAAGTGGAGTTTCGCTGTCACAAGCAGCAGTAAAGCAGGATAAAAATATCTCTGCACTTGAGGAGGATATCTATGGTCAAACAAGAAAAATCGATACGATTACAGGTGAGATTGATAATATCAATGCTCAAAAGATGTATCGAACTGAACTGATTGTTGATGGGGTAAACATATTTAAGACCAAAGGCGAGAAAAGCAGAATGCTCTGCAAGATCTATTCCTGGGATAAGGATATTACTGATACACTAGATGCCGAGTGCTTTATCTGGCACAGAAAGTCCTCTGATGAAGAGGCAGATGCCGAGTGGGATAAGAACCACATCGGCATGAAACAAATAACGATTACTACTGAGGACGTGTTAGATAATGCGTCCTTTTATTGTGAAATAAAACTTTAGGAGGAATTTCAATGGCTACAATTTTAACATCCAGTCAGCAGACATTTGTGGATATCACAGACCAAAGAAAACTGTCTGCATATATCACATCCAATCTTCCAAAAACTCAAAGTGAAGATCCGAATGTTCTGCCACATACTTATGCACCAAGCTGGGTAAGTACGAATCTTGTACTGACTCCAGTGCTGTTCCTGGATCAGACAAACGTATCCCCCACTGCAAGTGGAGTGACAATTTCATGGAAGAGGAAAGATGGTGTGGCATCTGAAACTGTACTGACAAGCGGTGAAACTGTCAAAAATGGAGTGCTTACTGTTAATCAGAATAAGCTGTCTGCATCTTCGTCTGGCATGATTACATATATCTGCTACATTAGTTACTACGATTCTGAAACCAAGAATACGATCAACATCTCGGCAGATATTACCTATACCCTGGTAAAGAATGCAGAAAATGCAAAGCTGTGTACAGTGAGCAGTGATACCTATGTATTTAAGTATGACACATCACAGGCACTTGTCGGTGCTGCGCAGGCAACCCTTACAGCACAGGTGCAGGGGGTTGCCGTCAGCAAATGGCAGTATAAAAATAGCAGCGGTGCCTGGGCGGATTATCCTACAACTTCCGACAATACTTCCATCACAGGTGGAACTCTTGTAGTTAAGCCAACTCATAGCGTATTTGTAAATAATGTGGCACAGATTAGAGTGCTGACATCTGAGAGTGATGTTTTTGACACCCTTACGATTTCCAAAATCTATGATGGTGCCAAAGGTGATAAAGGTAATCCCGGCTCAGCAGGGAGTGGCGGACTTTCAGTTATCCTAGGTAATGAAAATCAATCAATAGCGTGTACATCTAGTGGAAAGACTTCTGCTGCAAGTACGATTACTATTCCATTTACGGGATATGTGGGTATTACGCAGACTGCTTGTACTTGTGCGGTGGGAACACTGCCTACAGGAATTACAGTGAAAACAAACACAGCAGCTACAGCAAGTGCAGCAGGCAAGTTAGAACTTTCTGTTGCAGTATCTTCTGACCTTGGAAATGCATCAACATTGACAGGAGATATTACACTGACCTTTACCATTTCCGGAAAGACGGTTACCAAGGTATTTACATGGACAAAATCCAAAGCCGGAAGTAATGGAGCGGCGGCAGTTGTCTTTTCTGTCTATGCTCCTAACGGAACAATCGTACAGAATCAGTCTGGTAGTATTCAACTTGCTACATCTGCGTACAGTGGTTCGACTGCAATTACGAATGCGACATATCAGTGGGCAAAGTATGTGAGTGGTAAATGGACGAATATCAATGGAGCAACAAGTAGTACATTAACTGTTAGTGGGTCTGATATCCTGAATATTCAGTCTTACCGATGTACGATGACTTATGAAGGAAAGTCCTATGTTGATGTCATTACTGTGGAGGATAAGTCAGACCCATATGTATCAGAGATGCTTTCTATCGGTGGTTATACAGTTAAGAATAATCTTGGAGGCTTAGTACCATACATCATTGTTCGTACCAATCAGAAGGAAGTAGATCCTCTGCTTGGTAACATCAGTGAAACAGCACCGTCCAATCCGACTTCGGGGATGTTCTGGTACAAGGTAGATCACACTGCAAAGACAGTTACTTTGATGAAATATAATGGTTCAGCATGGACTGCAGCTACAGAAAAGCAGAGCCTTACCTATACCTGGTACGCACAGGATAAGGACGGCAAGGAAGTAACTTTTGCTAAGACGGGCAAGGTTATCTATTTATCAGCAGCAGACATCGACAGTCTTCTTACATTACAGTGTGATGTTTCAAAATGATGGGAGGTGGTCTGAATGGCACTTCTTACATCATGTCAGCATACGTTTCAGAGTGTTGTAGCTTATGAAGGTGCCTTGGAAGATGTGGAAACACTGAAGGTTCAGGTGCATGAGTGCTACTCTGAAATCACCAAAACATCCAATGAGATATTAAGTTCTGTAAAAGACACATACATTGAAAAATCAGCTTTGTCAACAATTCAGAGTGATTTTCAGACAGCCATCACTCAAAACAGCAGTGAGATTCGTATGGATTTCACTGCTATTACAGATGAAATAAAAAATAATGTATCAACAAACCAAGAACTTCTGGAAGAATATATCCGATTCAAAGGAGCATTGATTGAACTTGGTAAAGTTGGAAACGCATTCACTGCTGAACTCTCCAATGAAGAACTGGCATTCAAAGAGAATGGTCAGAAGATCGCATATATCTCGAATCAGAGCCTTGTTATTACAAATGCAGAAATACGAAACAAACTGTCCTTGGGAAATGATACCAGAGGATGGTTTGATTTTATTCCAAGAACTAACGGTAACCTTTCCATCAAGTGGAGGGGGCCGGCATCATAAAGGAGTGATTGATTATGGCTTCAAATGGAAGTATTACAACAGGACAAAAAGAAGGACGTTCTGTCACATTGTCTTGGACGCTATCCAGTCAAAATATAGAAAAAAATACATCTACGATTGCTTGGGCACTAAAAGGTTCAGGTTCTGCTAGTGGATGGGTCATGTCTGGTGGTTTTAAGGCTGTCATCAATGGAACAACAGTCTATTCAACCTCAACGGATAATCGTATCAAGCTATATAACGGAACTGTCGTTGCTTCTGGGTCAACTACGATTTCCCATAATGCAGATGGTACAAAATCATTCAGTCTGAGCTGTCAGGCGGGTGTATATTCTTATGCTGTCAGTGTAACAGCAAGTGGTACGCATACATTAAATACTATCCCAAGAGCCTCGTCAGTAAAAGCATCAAATGTTAACATGGGAAGTGCTGCAACCATTACGATAAGCAGGGCATCTTCTTCCTTTACGCATACCTTAACTTATAAATTTGGAAATACATCGGGGACTATAGCCTCAAAGACTTCATCGACTTCTGTGTCATGGACTCCTTCTCTATCATTGGCAAGTCAGATTCCATCGGCTGTTTCGGGTACTTGCACGATTACTTGCGATACCTATAGCGGTTCTACAAAGGTTGGTTCTAAAACTTGTACCCATACACTTACAGTTCCATCTTCGGTAAAACCCACTATCGGTAATCTGTCAGTGACCAGAATAGATGGAGATGTGCCCTCATCATGGGGGCTATATGTTCAGACAAAATCTAAAGCAACCATCCAAATAACGGGTGCTGCTGGAAGTTATGGATCAAGTGTTAAATCTTACAGCATTAGCGGAGGTGGATATTCAGGAACAGCAGATACGCTTACAACAGGATTCTTGAATACTTCCGGAACGATTACATTTACTGCCACAGTTACAGACTCCAGAGGGCGAGTATCGGATGCAAAAACAACATCCATATCTGTTGTGGATTATTCTCCACCATATATAAATACCGTTGTTTCTCAAAGAGCATTGAGTAATGGATCACTAAATGATGATGGAACATATATCCGTGGAGTTGTATCTTTTGGCTATTCATCATGTGGTGGAAAAAATACACTGAGCTGTTCCCAGTTCTACAAGAAAAACTCTGATGCAAATTGGACGAGCGGTGGAGTATCTTTTTATTCAGATACACCTTTCACATTTGGAAACGGCAAGATATCTACAGAAAACACCTATGATGTCAAATATTCATTGACGGATGCCTTCTGCACAATTTCGGCTCAGGATATCGTTTCTACTGCAGCGGTGGTGATGGATCTCAAAAGCGGCGGTAAAGGCGTGGCGATTGGAAAAGTATCTGAAACAGACAGCTGTTTTGAAATAGCCCCTTCTTGGAGTATTAAGAAAAAAGGTTCTGTAGAATCAGATTTTGTCATCTCTCAAGGCACCAGTGGTATCTGGACTTATCGCAAATGGAAAAGCGGAATTGCAGAATGCTGGTGTAGAAAGACCATAACTACCAATATCACAAATGTATGGGGTGGCTTATATACTTCCGGAAGATTGGATGCATTAGATATTTCTTTTCCTTTTGCGTTCAAGTCTGTCCCGGTCGTCAATGCCAGCCTGACTGCAAATTGGGCCGGTGCAATTCTGATGGTGCCGGGTGATTGTAAAGATGCATCTACAACATCAACCGGTACCTTTGAAATAGCAAGAGGCTCTGCGATGGCCGGAAAAAGCTATATTGTAAATTTCCATGTTATTGGAATGACCTAATATTGGAATCAAGCATCTCTTCGGAGGTGCTTTTTTCATATCAATTTTTAAAGAAAGAGAGGAATTTATTATGAAGGAATTTTGGAACACAATTCAACTTATCTTTGCCGGCATTGGAGGCTGGCTTGGCTACTTCTTAGGAGGCTGTGATGGCTTGCTTTATGCACTCATCGCATTTGTAATCATCGATTACATCACGGGTGTCATGTGTGCCATCAGCAATCACACGCTTTCCAGTGAAGTCGGTTTTAAAGGTATCTGCAGAAAGGTGCTGATTTTCCTGCTCGTTGGGATTGCGAATATTCTCGATATTCATGTTATCGGTTCTGGCAGTGTACTTAGAACAGCAGTCATCTTTTTCTACATTTCCAATGAAGGCGTCAGCTTACTTGAAAATGCCGCACATCTGGGACTTCCAATCCCTGAAAAAATCAAAGTTGTATTAGAACAGCTTCACGATCGAAGCACAAAGGAGGAAAACTAACATGGCTTACACAAATTCAAAACTAGTATCTTACACAAAACTCAGTCCAAATCATTCAGGACATAGAACACATTCCATCGACAGAATCACACCCCACTGCGTAGTGGGTCAGTGTTCTGTGGAAACTTTAGGAAATATCTTTGCACCGACTTCCAGACAAGCAAGCTGCAATTATGGCATTGGCCCCGATGGAAGAGTCGGAATGTATGTAGAGGAGAAGAACCGTTCTTGGTGCTCATCTTCCAATGCCAACGACCAAAGAGCCGTCACAATTGAATGTGCATCCGATACAAAAGAACCTTATTGGATGAATGATAAGGTCTACAGTACTCTTATTAAACTTTGCGTGGATATCTGCAAGCGAAACGGAAAGAAGAAACTCTTGTGGTTTGGAGATAAGAATAAGACTCTTAATTACACTCCAAAGTCTGACGAGATGGTGCTTACAGTTCACAGATGGTTTGCCAATAAGTCTTGCCCAGGCAACTGGCTCTATTCAAGACTTGGTGACCTTGCAGCAAAGGTAACTGCACAGCTTGGTGGTTCTTCTTCGGGTGGAACAACTGCAAGTGGATTATATAGAGTCAGAAAATCTTGGAGTGATGCAAAATCACAGAAAGGGGCATTCAAGTCACTTGATAATGCAAAGAGATGTGCTGCATCAAATCCAGGATACTCTGTTTTTGATGAAAACGGAAGAATCGTAGGCTCTACTACCTCAAGTACCAAAACGGTAGATGAGCTTGCAAGAGAAGTTATTCGTGGAAATTGGGGTAATGGAACTGATAGAAAGAATCGACTTACAGCTGCCGGATATGATTATTCTGCAGTGCAGAAGAGAGTCAATGAGCTTTTGAAATAATATAGATAATATAGACATGAGCCTGTCTGCATTCTTCGGAGTGTGGACAGGTCTTATTTTTTTGCTTCAAAACGTCCTTTTGATGCTCTTCCCAAGGCTACTAGTTAGGAAGAGCAAAACAAGGAAAAAGAAAAATAAAAATGTTTTTCAAAAAACGTCCTTTTGAACCTCTTCCCAAGGCTAACAGTTAGAGAGAAACAAATCTCTCGGAATTGGAGGTGTAACGATGAAACATAATCTTCACATTAGTGTTTCAGACAAGCCACAACGAAACGGCATGGTGTCCTACAAGAGCATCACCATTCGAGAAAGATTCATGAGAATGCTGTTCGGTAAAAAGCAGAAGATCATGATTCTTGTTCCGGGTGACACGATTGAGGAACTTGCCATCACAAAAGTTACGGAAGGAGGTAGACCATGAATAAAGTAACAGAATTACTTGACGCCGTTGCTCAAGTCATCACTTGTGTGCGTAACCTGGCAGACAGTCTTCAGGTGGTAGCAGATGTTCTTACAGATATGAAGTCTGTAGAAGGAACTGAATCACAGCCTGTAGTACAGATTCCTGAAAAGGAATCAAAGTCTAAGAAGGAAAAAGCCAAGGTTTACACACTTGAAGATGTGAGAGGAGTTCTTGCAGAGAAGAGCCAGAACGGACTCACATCAGAAGTTAAGGGTCTGATTGCAAAGTTCGGAGGCAGCAAGCTATCCGACATCGACCCTAGCAACTATGAAGCAATCATCAAAGAGGCGGAGGTGCTTGGAAATGAGTAAGCACGCTTTTCTCTCTCCTTCAAGTTCTCACAGATGGCTTAACTGTACACCAAGTGCAAGTCTTGAATCAGAATTTGAAAACAAGACAAGCCAGGCAGCAGAAGAAGGAACAGCAGCTCATGCATGGTGCGAACATAAGCTTAAGAAGGCTCTCCGCAGAAGAAGTAAAAGACCGGTTTCACCCTATGACAGTGATGAAATGCAGGAACACACAGATGCATATGTGGATTTTGTCTTAGAACAGCTTGACATTGCAAAGCAGAAATGCAAGGACCCATTGGTGCTGATCGAGCAACACGTAGACTTCTCTGAATATGTCCCAGATGGTTATGGTACAGCAGACTGCGTTATTGTTTCAGATGATAAGCTGCACATCATTGATTTCAAGTACGGCATGGGAGTTCTGGTAGACGCAACAGACAATCCACAGATGAAATGCTATGCACTCGGTACACTTGCTATCTATGACAGCTTATATGATATCAAGGAAGTGTCAATGTCCATCTTCCAGCCTAGACGTGAAAATGTCAGTACATGGACGATTTCGGTGGAAGAACTAAGAACTTGGGCAGAAGACGTATTAAAGCCAAAGGCTGAAATGGCAATGAATGGCGAAGGTGAATACTGCCCCGGCGAATGGTGTACATTCTGCAGGGCAGCAGTCAGATGCAGAGCAAGAGCAGAAGAAAAGCTGAAACTTGCACAGGAAGAATTCAAACTTCCTCCACTTCTTACAGATGAGGAAATCGAAGAAATTTTATCGGTTATTCCTGATCTTACAAAGTGGGCAAATGAAATTATGGCTTATGCTACTGAATCAGCTGTGAGCCACGGAAAACAGTGGAATGGATTCAAGGTTGTTGAAGGACGCTCTGTCCGTAAGTACACGGATGAAGATGCAGTTGCTAAAGCAGCCAAGGAAGCAGGCTATAAGGATATTTACCGTCAGAGCCTTATCACTCTTACAGAGATGCAGAAACTGATGGGTAAAGCAACATTTGAAAAGGTACTGGGTGACCTTATCTACAAACCACCCGGAAAGCCGACTCTTGTACCAAACTCGGATAAGAGAGAGGCAATGCATATATCAAACGCTAAAAACGAATTTAAAATGGAGGATTAACGATTATGGCGAATATAAGTAAAACAAAGGTTATCACAGGCAAGAACACAAGACTTTCTTATTTCCATGGATGGGAGCCTACATCTATCAATGGCGGTCCTGAAAGATACAGTGTATCTGTTCTTATTCCAAAGGATGATAAGGAAACAGTAAAGGCAATCAATGATGCAGTTGATGCAGCTATTGAGGAAGGCATCGCAAAGTTCGGAGGCAAAAAGCCTAACAAGGCAGCAATCAAGCTTCCTCTTCGTGATGGTGACACAGAGCGTGAGGACGAGGCTTATGCCGGACATTGGTTCATCAATGCCAACAGTAAGACAGCACCACAGATTGTTGATAAGGCCGTAAAGCCTATCCTTGACCGTGATGAAGTGTACAGCGGTTGCTATGCAAGAGTTTCTCTTAACTTCTATGCATTCAACTCCAATGGTAATAAGGGTATTGCCTGTGGTCTTGGTAATATTCAGAAGATCAGAGACGGAGAGTCTCTTGGTGGTCGCAGTTCTGCAACTGATGACTTCACAACTGAAGAAGATGACGATTTCTTATCTTAATCTGAACTGACCTTTTAATTTCCTGCAGGCGGTGTGAAACACCACTGTCTGCGATTATTACGAATATACGAGGTAAACGATATGAACGAATTATATGAATTAGCAAAGCAGATTGATGTTATCATCATCTTCTATATCTTTATGGGTGCTGGTATCTACGGCATTGTAAGCACCATCATGAATGGTATCTGGCTTATCAAGGATTCCATTAAGAAACATAAGGAAAAGAAGAAATCTGCTGAAGAGAAAACTGAAGAATAAAAGTTTGCAGGCGGTGGCGGACAATCCTCTGCCGTCTGTTTTACTTTGGAGAGAAGTGAGAATGTGAAATCAATCAGTATAGATATTGAAACCTTTTCAAGTGTGAATCTGCAAAAATCCGGGGTTTATCGTTATGCAGAAAGTGAAGATTTTGAGATTCTGCTTTTCGGATATTCCGTAGATGGTGGCGAGGTCAGGGTTGTAGATTTGGCAATGGGTGAAACGATACCACAGGACATTATTGATGCACTTACAGATGACTCAGTTATCAAGTGGGCTTTCAATGCACAGTTTGAAAGAGTCTGCCTGTCTAGATATCTTCGTGATAATGGCATATCTCTTAAGGGATATTGTCTTGATCCTGTGTCGTGGCATTGCACTATGGTATGGGCGGCAACTCTTGGACTTCCATTATCCCTTGAAGGAGTAGGTGCTGTTCTTGGACTTGAAAAGCAGAAACTATCGGAAGGAAAGAATCTCATCAAATACTTCTGTGTTCCCTGTTCCCCAACCAAGGTAAATGGTGGCAGAACAAGAAATATGCCATATCATGATTTGGAGAAGTGGGTGCAGTTTAAGGCATACAACCTTCGTGATGTTGAAACGGAAATGGGTATCCAACAGAAGCTATCACGTTTCCCAGTAAGCGAAAGTATATGGTATGAGTATCATTTAGACCAGGAAATCAATGACCGTGGAATCGGTGTAGATATGACCTTTGTTGAGAATGCCATTGCCTTTGATGAGAAGAGCAAGACTGCACTTACAAAACAGATGCAGGAACTTACCGGTCTTGAAAATCCAAACTCCGTACAGCAGATGAAGAACTGGCTTTCAGAGAATGGACTTGAAGTAGACAGCCTTGGTAAAAAGGTAGTAGCCGAGATGATTAAGGATGCACCGGAACACTTGGCAGAAGTCTTATCCCTTCGTCAGCAGCTTGCAAAAAGTAGTGTGAAAAAATATACGGCTATGGAGAATGCTGTGTGCAAGGATAGCAGGGCAAGAGGAATGTTCCAGTTCTATGGTGCAAACCGAACGGGAAGATTCGCAGGAAGACTTGTGCAGCTGCAAAACCTCCCTCAGAATCATATGAGTGACCTTTCACAGGCTCGTTCCCTAGTTCGCAATGACAATTATGTTGCACTTGAACTTTTATATGATGATATCCCGGATACTCTATCACAGCTTATAAGAACTGCCTTTGTGCCACAGGGTGACAACAAGTTTATCGTTGCAGATTTCTCTGCAATAGAAGCACGAGTCCTTGCTTGGCTTGCAGGTGAAAAGTGGCGAATCAAAGTATTTGAACAAGGCAAGGATATCTACTGCTCATCGGCATCACAGATGTTTGGTGTTCCGGTGGAAAAGCATGGCGTGAATGGACACTTAAGACAGAAAGGTAAAATTGCTGAATTGGCACTTGGCTATGGCGGATCCGTTGGAGCACTTAAAGCAATGGGAGCCATTGAAATGGGTCTTTCAGAGGAAGAACTGCAGCCGCTGGTCTATGCTTGGAGAAATTCAAATCCTGCCATCACAATGCTGTGGTGGGATATTGATAACTGTGTAAAGAAAACAGTCAAGAAGAGAATCACAACCGAAACTCACGGCATACGATTTATGTACGAGAGTGGCTTTCTTTTTATCGTTCTTCCTTCCGGCAGAAAGCTTGCCTATGTAAAACCAAAGATGGGTGTGAATCAGTTCGGTGGTGAGTCTGTCACCTATGAGGGTGTTGGCGGTACAAAGAAATGGGAGAGGCTCGAAAGCTACGGTCCCAAGTTCTGTGAGAATATCACGCAGGCAATTGCCAGGGATATTCTCATGTATGCTATGCAGACTTTAAGAAACTGTAATATCGTGGCTCATGTGCATGATGAAGTCATCATCGAGTGCAGAAAGGATATGTCCCTTGATGCCGTGTGTGAGCAGATGGGAAGAACTCCACCCTGGGCAAAGGGTCTGCTTCTTCGTGCTGACGGCTATGAATGTCAGTTTTATAAAAAAGATTAGTGAAAAACGTCCTTTTTAACCTCCTGCCAAGGCTACATGGTAGGAGGTGCTTTTTATGCAGATTACAAAATTAGAAGACGGTGCAGCAGCACCAAAACCTGACACAAAGGTGTTCACACAGGAAGAATTGCAGAAGGAATTTGATTTCATTCTCGCTGAAAAGATAGTTCGTAAGATGGCAGAAAAAGGACTTATTTCTGATGATGAATTACACAAAATATCGAAGAAAAACCGACTTATTTTCTCTCCCTATCTATGCGAGATTTATCAGTGATTGACTTGATATATAACGGTTTCTACGGGAATATGTCATACGATAAAGCGAGGTGATATAAGTGAAGAATGTAACGAAAATCAATCAGGTTGATTTCTCCATTTTTAAGAAGACAAGGGTGGCTGCATACTGCAGAGTTTCAACTGATAGTGATGAACAAGAACTCAGCCTTGATACACAGAAAAATCATTATGAGCGTTACATCAAAGCAAACAGTGAATGGGAATACGCAGGTATTTATTAT